GATAAATCGCTTATTAATATGAGATGTAGGATATTCTGGATTACCTGTATATACAGAGACATAATCATTATCTAACCATTTAGGATTATTAACGACTTTACCTTTGAATATATTATCCTGATATTCTTCACCTAATATATTCGATTTCCATCGAGTTTTAAGTTCGACTTCTGTACCGATTGAAAAGTTCTTTATCATGTGCTTATTATAACAGAAAAAAGTACCCGAGTCAAATGCTCGGGTACTTTAGTGTTGTTTTTTAACAACAGGTTAAATTGCTTGTTTTTTAAGCACTTTCTTTTTCGATAATTCCTTCTGCTTCGAAAAAGTCAATTGCATCATCTACGCCTTTGTTGTGTCCCCATTTGTAGCATGCAAAACATGCTGCTAACATTAGTCCCAATTGTATTAGATCATATAGAGTGAATGTAATATTTTCCATGTATCGCTCCTTTTAATTATTCTTTTATCGACTCCTCTGCAAACCAATCTGCGTGTTTTTGTCTTAGATTTTTAAACTGGTCATGTTCCACAAGGAATTTTGCAACAAGACTGTTTTCTAAACCATAAGCTTCTATTTCCCAAGGTTGATCCCAGTAGGATGTATCATCATCATATTTTTCACCAAACCATAATGTTATATACTTATCTTTTTTAAATTTATCTTTGGCTTCGCCTTTGGCATGCTGCTTCACATGAACCATTTCATGTGCCAGGACCCTAAACATATTTATTTTTTTTCGTGTCCGTAAAAGTTCAATATTAAATTCTCGTGGATTGCCAGCTGGATCAATTTCGTAATCACAAAAGCCACCGGCGTCTAGTGTATCACGTATAACAATTTTAATAGATAAGTTTTTTGTCAATTGCGGGGACATTAAATTCTTGGCAAATGAATCGACTGCTAACTTTAGCAAATACACTAGCGTTCTATCTCTTGCATTTCTAACGGAAACATTCATTTTTATTGTCCTCCACTTTTATTTATGCCGATAGATTTGTCTTGTCTTTAATATACTGTACTCTATCTATCCAACCCTGTGTGGTTAGGAAGCCCCATTCGCGTGTTCTCCAACCATGCATAAACAATGTCCAAGTTGGAGCAGACATTTCTAATCTGTGAAATGACGTGGCTCTTCGCCATATAATTGATCCAGGCCCTCGCCATGTGCCTCGTTCTCCGATTTTAACACCGTGTCTGTCGAAGACCGGAGTCCATTCTGTATAACCTCCTGCAAGAATAACGGTGAGGTAGTTCCAGGGGTGGTCGTGAACGTCTCTGTCTTCGTCGGAGAGGAGGAGCTTGTGGATAAAGATGTTTGGGTAGGGTCTGACGGTATCGAATGCATTTATTTTTTCCTTAAAACATAGATAGTATCTGTGCATATAATCTCTGCCAAATCTATCTTGTATAATACGTTTTCTATTTAGTTTTTCAAGCAATCGCAATAACATAATATAATATCCTAAATTTTCTCGATGACTACTCCATCGGTAAACCAATATTGTGTTTCATTAGAATACCATCCATCATCTTCCCATGCTGAATATGAATCGTCAGCCCAAAGTTGTTCTAAACGATCTCGTTCCTCTTCAGGCATATCATCTGGGTAAATTGCCTCATCCCACCAACCATCTTGCAAGCCATGTTCTATTTGTGCATCATACCCACAATTAAACATATCAATTGCAGGTCCGCTTGGACTATCAGACAATTCTAATTCTGGTTTAGTATCATCTTCTGTTTCAATTGTAAATTTTGCAGTACGAAATGCTGTAATACGACGAATAGCCATATCATCTTTGTACCACAATTCATGCTCTTCAACGGATTTGCGAGTAGTAGGAGTAACTTCCCAGATAGCCATTTTTAAACCTTGTCGATTTCGTTTGCTTCTTTAATCAATGTATTAACTTCTTCAAGTGTATTACATGTGATTTTTACTTGTGTCCAATCATCGGCAGCATTGCGCCCACTGACTTCAACCATATAACCATTGTCATAAAGATTGATAGTTAACGAATCGTTAATTTTAATTAATTTGTCGCTGATTTTTTTAATAGGTTTAGCCATTTTATTTCCTTAAGTCCATAGGGATTGTCTAATTTTAATGAGGCGAATCATCATTGCTTCATCTTCTTCCATGTGTTCTGCTTCAATTTTGTGAGATAAATCCAAAGCATCCATACATTCTTTTCGTTCTTCTTCTGTCTCATTCTCATGACCCCATAGATCTCCGCCAGCTTTTAGTCTGCGCTTTTCACAATATGCAGACCATCCGCTTGCTTCCATTGGATCGGGGCGATTACGATATGTTTGTGTCCACCACAAATAAAGTTCTTTAATCTCTTTTGCAGAAGTTGCTTGACTTGTAAGTTCTTCTTTGCCGTTTTCATCTTCGTACATAAGAGTTGCTGCCCAATCAAGATGATCTAGGCCTGCTTGAGGGCTACGCCATGTTCTCCAACGGAACCAACCTTTGGCATAGAATGGAGGATTATATTTTTTATATGCATCATCATCCCATGCAATATGTAACCAAGCTGTTTCTACTTCAACGAAGTCTACAAGTTCGTTAAACAAGCAAGGCAAAATGCGATAACCTACATCCTGCCATTGACCCGGTTTAATGTCACGGGGATGAGCAGTAAGTGCATGAGTGCGAGTAACCCAGCGGTTGTTAATGTAGTATTTAGCATTGTACAATGTATCAATTGGCAAACGAACAAATGTTTGGATTTTGTCCAAACCTTCTTCCACAATCCAATAACGAATCGGATGAGATTCTTTTGCTTCCGTTTCCCATTTATGCCAGCCGGAGCTAGTTGCGGATGTGGGTTTGGTTGTGCCTCGAATCCAATTTGCAAATTTACTGTTTGACCAATATTCTCTCATTTTAAACCTTAATAGACGAAAAGTCTCGTTTACTTCTACTTATAATATCATTCATATTATATGTGCTTTTAGCTTGCGTGTCAACCCTATCAATGTCCAAATTGGCATCTGTTAAACCCTTTTGAGCAGATTGTTCTAAATCATATAGTTTCATCTTTGCTCTATCTACACCAATCATAAATCGTTTATTTGCCGTTGGATCATTATATCTATTCTTTAACTGTTTAACCATAAGCTGATTCAATTGTTCTAATTCTTCAGTTGAAATCAAAGCAAACATAAAGTCAACTGTTGCAGGTAAACCAAACGATTCAGAAGTATCTGTTAGTTCAACATCAGTATTACCATAACCACTTCGGGTTGTCTGTGTAGCTGATAGAATAGGCACATTTTCTTCAACTGCCAATCCACGAAGTTCTTCGGCAATAGACTTAATCAAAGTATAAGAATTAATATTAGACCCTGCTTTGAATCTAGAACTGGCACAAATATTTAAATAGTCAATAATAATCATTGCGGGTTTAAATTGTTTTTTCAATTGCAATTCATTTAACAATGCCTTAAAGTGACCTACGTGTGCGCCTGCTGTAGGATATTCTTTAATGATAAGATTGCCTTCAGTCTTGTTACGAATCTTTTCAATACGCGAATCAAACATGGACTTTGGTAAGTCTTTTAATTGATCCATTGTAATATTCATCAAGTTTGCATCTATACGTTCTGCAATTCTTTCTTCAGCCATCTCAAGAGTAATATACAAAACATTCTTGCCCTGTGCCAATGTTGATGCTGCCACATGACACATAAACAAAGACTTACCAACACCTGTACCTGCAAGAACAACATTCAATGTCTTATTAGGCAATCCACCATTTGTAATCTTATTAAAGTACTCAAGATCAAAAGGTGTGCGAGATTCTACACGATGATAAAATTCATATCGAGAGTCTGCACTTTGTAAGTAATCATGCCCAACATTGTTGTCGAAGCACACTCCTAGTGCCTCTTGTAGCAATGACGGAATCCCATCTTCAGATTTTCCTTTATCCCTACCATCAATGATAGCAATGGATGAGAGGATGGCATTATATATTGCCTTGTCTTTACAGAATTTTTCTGTTTCTTTATATAACCAATCCCTGTTATGTTCTGTGGGATCAAGTAAATTAACTATATCTACAATCTCTTTATATTGATCTTCCGTTAAAGACTTATCATTTTGAACAGCAATGACCAAAGCATCTTTGTTAGGTACTGCATTATATTGGTCAATAAAATTCTTAACTTGATCGTAAATAATCTTTTCGTTATTATCTATAAAATACTCCCGCTTTAAAAACGGGATTACTTTTCTCATATACTCATCGTCATTGACTAGATTCTGTAGAATCACTGTCTCGATTTTCGAATTCATCAATTGCCTTTTCTAATATATTATTCACAACCCGTTCAAGGGTACCATTAAATTTGTCAGACTGATAGTCTACGTCTGTTTTTCCTTTTGCCTTTTTAACAATGGCAAAGTCAAGTGCGAGTGTTCCGTCACTATTATCTTCCATCTTGAGGGAAGCAATACTAATGGTTGTTCCGGCAAACTCACCTTCCAAAAGTTCGACACCCCATAAATCATCGTTTTCATTTTTAAGTGCCCAAGGTTTATACTTCACTAGCATTATCAAACTCCTCTGCAAGATCGTCTTCATCAAAGCTTCGGCCCAACATCTCACCCCCTGCCATGCGATATTTGCTTTCAATGTATTCACGGAAGCTTGCAGATGTTAATATAGATAACCAAAACTCTTTGGTATATGTATCTTTGATTCTGAATTTTTTATCTTCGACTTCGCCTGATTCTTTATTAACACGAGAGTACCAACCATTGGATGGCTTAATAACAAAACCACCTTCGAGTGCTACATCTAGTAGACCAGACCATTTGCTAATACCGCCTTCAAATGTTACTTCAACAGGGATCTTAGATTTTTCACGAACAAATCTAGACTTTTCAACATTAACAATGAAGTTATATCCAACAACTTCTGTTCCGTCTTTTTCTTGTTGACGACCAATAATAAAGATGTTATCTGCAGAGTAATAAATTCCAGTACCACCTGAAACAATTTGTTTAGGGAACAAACCAATTTCAGCATAAGTATGATTAACAACAACCATTGGAATGTCTTTAATTGTCAAGTGTGGGGTTACCATTCTAAACAACGACTTCATCTGTTTAGCACGAGTCATATCTGCAACAGACTTGCCTTCAAGTGCATCATCAACTTCTTTCTTTGAAGCAAGATTGCCCACCGAGTCAACAATAATAATAACATGATCGTTACGCTCTACGCTATTAACTTGGGACATTATATCAAATTTTAATTGTTCAATATCTGTAATAGGCGTATGTAGAATACGACCGGTATCAATACCAAAGTTATCAAAATATGCCTGCGGTGAACCAAACTCTGAGTCATAGAATAAAACGACAGCATCTTCATACTTATCAGTATATGCTTTAGCAAGCAACAGAGAAAATGCTGTTTTAAAATGTTTAGATGGGCCTGCAAATACTGTTAGCCCAGGAGTTAGACCTCCTTCAAGACTACCTGATAATGCAACATTCATCATGGGAACAGAAGTCTGAATCATATCCTTCTTTGCGAAGAACTTAGATTTGTTTAAAACTTCTGTTTCTTTAATTGTAGAATTCTTTTTTAATTTTTCGAGTAATGACATATTGTTCCTTTATAAAATCACTTGCCAAGGTTTTCGTGTTTCCCTTGGACATATTTTTCCATCATAAACTAATCTCTCACTATTTCTAATATAGTGATGCAAGTAAAATTCAACTCCTTCAGTAGGAAGAGTCTCAACAAAACATCTAAAAGATGATTCCATTAAATGAATCTGTTTTGCATTTTGTAACAATAAACCAAAGTGAAATGGATTCTCCGACTTATCGTTATTAACAATTATAACATCGTTACCTACTAAGGACAATACCTTTTCTTTATCAAACGAAAATCCTCTGCTTGGATCATCTTGAACAAACACATATTCCTTATGATCCGGATTAAGTTTATTAAATATTCGATTTTCTTCCTGCATATTTCTTGGATAATGGAAAGATGTGAATCGGTGTTTCCAATCCATATCAATTGCATTGTAGTAACACTCATGCCCGCCCGTAAATCTTGATGACATTGAAGCCCAAGAT